ACATGGACTATCTTTGCTAATGTTAACGGTTTGTACGTTACGGATAGTGATTCAGGTGATACATTCCCTATCACCCTCGGACCTGCAGTCTAACGATAAATACTTAATACACTCTCATTCGGAGAGTTTATGCGGTACCCGCCGCGTAGTGACTAGAACTCACTAATATTTCAAGGAGAAAAAAATGGGACGTCCTCTAAAAATAGCAAAATATAATGCAGGTGAAGGAACTTGGGTTGATTCAGGTTATCCAAACAACGGTACAACAAACAACGGCTTCAACACCGATTATCCAGGTGTATTCGGTGGCATAGGTAATGACTATTCTATCAAAGCTCGTGTTGCGGTAGAACAAAAACAATACGGTACTATTTATAGTACATCGGGTACAACAGTTATCTGGGGTGCAAGTAATGCAGATTTCGTAAACACGCTTGAAGCAGGTAGCATTGTGTATGCTGATGGTATTACTGCCGCAATCGGTGTAGTATCATCAACTAGCGATGTTGTAACAGTTACATGCGATTCAGCCGCAGCATCAACTGATTTGATTACTACAAAAGGTGGCGTTGCTGCTACTGATTTAGTAGTGAATGGTCCAGTTGTGTTTGCTGTTGACTTTGCTGGTTTAACTGCCGGTGTAGTTTATTATGTTAAAACAACTCCATCAGGTACAACATTCAGCGTTAGTGCAACACCGGAAGGCGCAGCAATTCAATTAACTGACGACAGTGATGATGTGTCTGCAACACAAGCTACTACAGCTACATTGGCAACAGACGCAACTGCAACTGTTTCTGCTAGTGTATGGACAAGTGCTACACCTGACACAGGTTACATTGTTCGTCAGAAAGGTAAAAAGAAATTCTTAGTTGCTCGTAATCAAACTATTCAAGATGAATTTATTACTGCAGGTGGTTCATATTATATTAATGCCGTAAGTAATACTGATTGGGCTGCTCTTGGTGCAGGCCCTGATGCAGCAGTCGGTAAAATCTTTACCGCCGCCGTTAACGGTGTTGGATTAACAACTAATGGCACAGTGTTGGCATTAGGAATCTGCACATTGACTGAAGCTGCTGAAGCTGCATTGACACGCAATCAAATGAGTGTTCTAGTTGACAAAGCATCAGGTTCTGACACGTATGCTTCATCAGTTACTGACCACTTTATGTTAGACTTTACTAATAACGGTACTGATGAGAATGCTGGTGCAAAGTACATTGCAAGTTACGATGGTAAAACACTTACTGTTGATCCAGCGACAGGTCTTACTACAGTTGATACAGAATACTGGTGCTAATCAGTTTCTAACCCAACAAAAAAGCCGCATTACGCGGCTTTTTTTATTAGTTCTTTAAGTTTGTCTTGTACTATAGTGAAGTTGATTGTATTGAATAATCCCGGATGCAACGGCTTGGGATATTGTTTAAACTCTGCCCAACAATAACCTGCATGTTCCTCATTCAGTGTCGGCATGAATTCTTCGTCTACACTACAAAAAAACGTATGATATGTAAATGAATTGTTGATGAACTTTTGAATTGGAATTAGTTTAGCATCGTTAGGAAAATAACTAAGTTCCTCAACACATTCACAAACAACGTTTCATTGTTTTCTACTTTTCCACCTGGGATTCCCCAGTTGCCTGGATTCTTGTCATCGTTTCGTAACAAGTATAGAAATCTTTTAGTGTTTTGTGCGTAAAAGAATACGCCGGCGCTAGTGTTGTTCATACATTCATTTATCAAGGTATGAACAACAGGTTAAATTACGATACTGTAATCACCCTGGTCATACCAACCTTCGTAACTCTTCATCCATACACCTTCAGCATATCTATACTGAACACCGGTTGTCAAGTTTGTAACGTATTGTACATCAGTTAGTAGTGTGCTGTCAAATGAAACTATCCAATCTGCACCATCATATTCAATAATATCGTTAGCATTGGCAACCAAATTTCCCCAAGCAATGCTAGGATCAGTATTTTGGACTGATCCATTATACTCTGAACCAATTGATTCTACAATTAAGTAACGTTGCCCTGCATCAGCAGCAGGCAATCCATGACCCGGTGCCTTTAACTGAGGGTTAATAACACTATCAACCGGATCTAACGAATTTTCCGGTAGAGTGTCTACGTCAATGTTGTATATCAACATTCTATCATCAGTTGGATTGAAAGCGATAGTACCTACAATTTCAGTATCCATGTATGGATTCTGTAACCAAATTTGACTAATGCCAGGTCTAACTGTACCGTATACGTTTAGTACAGCTTTCCAATAGATATCAGTGTTTGGATTTTCAGGTAAGTCAAGTGCTGAATTACGAGGACTAAAATCTTGATTAGCAGGAAGAATCTGTAATGTATTGCCTACTAACAAAATCTTATAACCATACGGAGTAACTTTCTGACGAGTACCTAATAGTAAATGGTCGTCTTGCATATCTGTAAGAGCGTTACCCTGGAAGATACTTGCGATAATTTTGTGAATAACGCCCAACTTTTTAATCTTAGCACTAGAGCTAATCCAGATAGGCATGTAGAACTTCCAAGTCATTACGTCAATAGGATTACCAGTACCCATCGGGATGCTACGACTACTAAAAGTCAAACCATCTTGGTATACTACACTCAACGATGTCCAGTCAACGAAGTTATCTGTACTTTGAATTTCCATACTAGGGTTAAACAATGTTCCTAGTTGTTCAATCAATTCTAATTTCTGATTATAGTTTGTAGTCCAGAAGTCTACTGTAATTCTTAAAGTGTAGGGCACAGGCATTACACGTTCAACAGTAAATGCTTGACCTTGTGTAGTTTGATATGTTCCTGTATTCTGGTCAAAAGTACGTTGTCTCACTGACATCTTATCAATGAAGAACGGGTCTTGTGTACGCTTTTGGTCGTACTCTAACCCACTGATATAATATGTAATCAATGGTGCGCTAGGTAAACTACTTGCACTATTGTTAGCAACGATGGCACTAGCTTGTCTACTAGAGTCACCATACTGAATAGGAACACGAATAATGATATCATTACCTGCAGGGTCTTTACCTTTAGTCACTTGCCAGTTACTAAAGATTCTAGCAAACTGTACTAAGAATCTGCGTATCTGATTGTCATAAAAATATTTTGCCATTGTTTGCCTTAATCCGGTTGAATTGTCAATATAGATGACAACGGTTGTTGTTGCGGTATTGTTGTACCGTCTGTCAATGTAGTTGTAGCATCGTTGTTAATGAACGATCCCATTAGTGTTTGGTCGTTAGTCAATGTGCTACCATTTGCTCTTACGTTAGCACTAATTCTAATCCATAACTGACCGTCCCAGCGATATAGTAATTGCGGTAGATAATCAGTGCGTAAGAAGTAATCTCCTAGTGCAGGACTTGCTGGGAATGTGATTCCGGCCCCAACTGGTAATCCGTTCGGAGCAGTACCATCACCAATCATGTACCCATCAGTATAACCAAATCCTTGCGGTGTAGCACGTGTAATGAATGCAAAGCGAGGGTCACAGTCAGCACGATAATCCATTACTGAACTTACTGTGCCCTGGAAGCTAGGAGCAGCAATAACAGCAGTACCTGCGTTCATTCCTAAAATCGTAGGTAAACTGATGACAAACGTATTGTTAGTATAATTAACACTTACAACGACTGTTCCTGTTTGGAATATTGAAACTATGTTCCCTGCAGGAGTTGTTACCTCAGCCCCAACATCAACACCTGGTACTAGATCCTTCGTAGTATCTTGCACTGTGATAGTCGTTGAGTTTGCCGGGATATCTAATGAAGTAGTCATTACCCAACTTGGTATTGCGTCAGCAGTAGCGTAGGTATTATCAGCAGTACCATATGGTCCAGTTATGTCTCCCATAGCTCTAGCAGTCAATACTAAATTACCATCAACTTGTCCTGAACCACTTTCTAATCTATTAGGAGCTACTTTAGCAGTTTGTAGACTTACTGATATGAATTGACGAAGTGCGTCAGCATCATCGGATGTTAGTTGGAATAATTTCTTTCTAGCTTCAGCGCCTATGCGTATCACTGGACTAGGGTTTCTATATAACGGGTTACTC